TGGACCAGGACATTCCAACCACCAAAATGGTAAAGCATTTGATATAAATACAGGTATGGGTAAAAGATGGGGACATCCAAAAAGAGATCCAGACTTTAAAGGTTATAAAGAAACATCTAAAACTTGGAGATGGCTTGTTGCAAATATGCATGAGTATGGATTTATTAGAACGGTTGCAAAAGAGCGTTGGCACTGGGAATATGCGCCAGGAACAGGTATGTTTTCTAGAGTACCTAGAAGCCACCCAACATGGGACTTTTTAGTATAGGAGAAAATTATGGCTTACAAACCAGATAGCCCAAATAAATATGCAGGAAAACAGGTAATTATAAATTCAGATAGATTACTATTTAACGCAAAAGAAGACGCTATTTTAATTATAGGTAACGAAACTGTTGGAATATCTACCAACGGAACTTTTAATGTTGATAGTGGAGGTGAAACAATAATAAATAGTCCGGAAATATACCTTGGATTAGATGCTGTTGAGCCAGTAGTATTAGGAGATACTCTACTAGGACTGCTTGAAGAGTTATGTGACGCACTAGCGGCAGAAACACATCCCACTCCGGTTGGCGTCAGCGGGCCGCCCATAAACGCATCTCAATATTCATCAATAAAAAGTAGATTAAAAGAATTTTTAAGTCCACAAAATAAAACACTATAACTATGCCGTTTAACCCAGCATTATTCGCAGCCGCAGTAGATAAATTGGAAGCAAATCCTCCAACTAATGCTCTTGCTTTTGCAAATGGATGGGCAGACGCATTTTACAATGGGTTTGGAAAACCAGCTCCACCATCTGTTTCTGCAGAAATAGCTAGACAAGCAGCATTTGGAATATTTATAAATGCATATAATCAGCCAGAAGACCCAGGAAAAACACTTATGAAACAAGGAGCAGCAGCATTTGCTGCATCGTTAGGACTAGGAATGCTACCAGCATTTGCAGCGATTCCACCACTATCTCCATGCCCAATATGGGAACAACAAGGAGCAACTATTGTTAAAATAACCCAATTAGGAAGTGCCGGAAATATCATGTCTTTAGTAGCTCTTCAGTGGTTTGCTACAGGAAAAGCTGTAAATACTACATCCGGTGTAACATTGCCATGGTTATAGTTAATATTTGCTATTTATTGATATTTATATATTGATAAATAGTGTATTACAAAAGAGGAAAAATTATGAAAAAATCAAATTTACTAGAGGTTATAAAAAAAGTTGTCAGAAAAGAAGTACGTTTAGCAATAAAAGAAGAACTAAACAAAAAACAACCCTCTAAAAAGACAGAATTTAATCAAATGATGGAACATGCAGATGGATTGTTTAATACAGAAAAACAAAGTTTTGCAAAAGATCCTATTTTAAATGAAGTATTAAATGAAACTGCAGCTACTCCTAAAGATCAATGGAAAACTATGGGAGGAAAAACATTAAATGCAAGTGATGGTAGGGCCGGCCTAGCTTCAATGATGGGAATGGAATCACCTGAACAGATGTTTGGAGGAAAACCATCAGCCAAACAAATGTTACCAGATGACAGAAAACACGTACAAATAGACGACGAACTAGCAGGAGTATTAACTAGAGATTATAGCGGTTTAATGAAAGCAATCGATAAAAAGAAAAAATAATAACGTATAATGGAACCAATAGTAGATAACGAAAATAATGTTCAAATTGATCCTTCAAGAGGTAAAATTGTAAAGCGATCTTCAAACCCTGGACCAGGAAGAGAAGAGTTTAAAATAGAGCCTTTAGATTTTGAACAGGACATATCGCTGGGATTATCTTTACCTTTAAAGGGAGATAATGGGAGGTTATTTAATAAAAACTATTTGTCTATAGACCAAGCAGTATCAAATGTTAAAAATTTAATATTAACCGTTAAAGGCGAAAGGGTAATGCATCCAAACTTTGGAACAAATATACGAAGATTTCTATTTGAGCCAAACTACCCAAACCTTAGAGAGGCAGTTTTAACTGAAATAACCGACGCAATAGCATTTTGGTTGCCATATATTGTAATTAAGAATCCTTCAGCAGAAATACCAAAAAATCCGCAAGAAGGAACATCATTTGCAGATGTAAATCACGGTATTATTGTCCATTTAACTATAGGTTTAATTAATAATACAATAGACGAAAGAACTATTATACTAGACATAAAGGCGGATTAATATGGGACTACAAACAATTAAAAAAGATTTAAGATACCTAAATAAAGATTTTCAGCAGTTTAGAACAAAACTAATAGACTACTCTAAAACTTATTTTCCAGATGTGTTTAACGACTTTAATGAATCTTCTCCTGGAATGATATTTATGGAAATGGCAGCCTATGTTGGAGATGTATTATCTTATTATATAGATAACCAGCTTAGAGAAAGCTTAATAACAGAGGCTCAAGAAAGAAGTAATATAATGTCGATTGCAAGAGGATTAGGCTATAAGGTTAAACCAACTGTTGCAGCAAACGTAGAACTAGATGTATTTATATTACTTCCCCCAATAGGATCAGGAGCAAACGTTGTTCCTGACTTTAGATATGCCCCAGTAGTAGATGAAGGAATGCGGGTAAATGCTCCAAACCAAGGTGCACAAGAATTTTTTACGACGGCCCCAATAGATTTTACCTTTTCTAGTTCAATTGACGCGACTGATATATCGGTGTATAAAATAGACGCAAATGGTAACCCAGAAAGTTTTTTATTGAAAAAAAGTATTTACGCAAAATCTGGAACAGAAAAATCAAGAACATTTGAATTTGGTAGCCCAATTAAATTTGACAAAAGACTTTTGCCTGAAGAAAATGTTATAGAGGTATTAAATATTGTAGACACAGATGGAAATAAATATTACGAGGTAGATTATTTAGCTCAAGAAACTTCTTATGTAGATGTAAAAAATACAGCCCTTCAAGACGAAGAGCTTGCTCAATTTAATGAAGATACTCCTTATCTTTTAAAATTAAAAAGAACCGGTAGAAGATTTGTGACCAACATAAGGCCAGATATGTCAACTGAAATATTATTTGGTGCTGGAAACTCTGGACAGGCAGACGAAATAATTGTTCCTAACCCAGACAATGTTGGATTAGCACTACCATATGGAAACGTTTCTCAAATAGACAACGCCTGGGATCCATCAAATACAATGTTTACTAGAGCATATGGACAGGCTCCTGCAAATACAGATTTAACTATAAAGTATTTAGTTGGAGGAGGAGTTGAAGCCAATGTTCCAGCAGGAACCATAACTGATATAAGCTCGGTAGCATTTTCACTTGACAACGATGGATTAGCGGCAGATGCAATAAATTTTGTTAACGGATCTATAGCGGTAAACAACCCAAGACCAGCAGCTGGAGGAAAATCGGCTGAAACAATAGAAGAAATAAGACAAAATGCATTAGCGTTTTTTGCTGCTCAAAATAGAGCAGTAACTAGAGAAGATTATATTGCTAGAATATATTCAATGCCAGGTAGATTTGGAAACGTGGCAAAAGCATATTTAATTCAAGATGAACAAGAAAACCCAGACACAGGAGGTTCTTTGTCAAATCCTTTAGCTATAAATTGCTACATGCTTGCTTATAATGCAAGTGGTCAATTGGCGCCTGCAAACATAGTGACAAAAGAAAATGTTAGAAACTACCTAAGTAAATTTAGACTTTTAACAGACGCAGTAAATATTAAAGACGGTTTTATAATAAACCTTGGTGTTGATTTTTCAATAGTGCCTTTACCTGGTTATCAAGGAAAAGAAGTACTTGCTAAGTGTATACTTAAAATACAAGATATATTTGCTATAGATAAATGGCAATTTAATGAACCAATATTTTTAGGAAATGTAGCAACAGAGTTAGATAAAGTTGAAGGAGTACAAACAGTTGCTGACCTTCAAATACATTGTAAATTTGATAAGGCATCTGGATATTCTGGAAATTTTTATGACATACAATCTGCAACAAAAAACAAAGTAATTTATCCTTCTCAAGACCCAGCAATATTTGAAATCAAGTACCCATCAAAAGATATTAGAGGTAAAGTCGTAGGCTACTAGGAGAAAAAATAATGATATATTCAATCAAAGCAAATAGAGATACAACACTATACGAATTTACTTCTAGTATGAATACTGGGGTAGACGAAGTGCTACAAATACAAAAAATAGTTTCATCATCCAATACTGCTAAAACATTTAACTCTAGAATACTAATAGATTTCGATTTGTCAGCATTATCTAGCTCAGTTGCCGCAGGAGTACTAGGCGAAAATTATCCAAATGCGTCATCCCCTAAATACTATCTTAACTTATATACTCTGCAAGCAGCTGCAATAGATTATAAGTACGGAATAGAAGCCTTTCCAGTAAGCGAATCATGGAATATGGGTAAAGGAAGAAGAATAGATCGTCAAAGCGAAGGTGGAATAATAGTTACCCAAACAGAAGGATCCAGCTGGAAATATAGAGATGGAGAAAAATACTTTGGTACCCAGTGGGCTAGTGGTAGTGTGCTTGAAGGGTCAGACGGTACTGGATCTTTTTCAAATAATCCTGGAGGAGGAACATGGTATTACAACTCAGGTAGTGCTTCACAGTCGTTTGATTACGAGTTAACAGATTTAAGATTGGATGTTACCGATATAGTAAATAATTGGTTTAACGAAGAAATCGAACAAAATGGATTCATAATACTTAGGAGTGGATCACAAGAGTCAGGAGAGGTTGATGAAGAAAGAAATGGAAAACCTCTTGGAGAACTCAGTTTTTTCTCAGCCGATACTCATACAGTATACCAACCAAAACTAGAAGTCGTAACAAAAGATTACAATTACGCAACAGCATTACAGGTATTAGATACCACACTAACAGAAAGTATCGTTGACATTAAAAACTTAAAATCAAAATATAACTCAAAGTCTAGAGAAACATTTAGACTTGTAGTCAGAGAAAAATTTCCAGCAAAAACATATGACACGGTATCAGCAGCCCTAACTCAAATGGTTTTACCCGAACAAACATACTACTCTGTTAGGGACTATGTAACTGATGAGGTTGTGATTCCTTTTGATGAGCCTGGTACTCAATTGTCTGCTGATGGCAATGGAAACCATTTTAAACTCTGGATGGATCAATTTTATCCTGAAAGAAGGTATAAGTTTGTATTTAAAACTATTGGAGGAAACGTTGATTTTCCAAGTAGTCAATCTTTTTTTGATAATGATTATATATTTAAGGTGATTAACTAATGGCATACTCAAACAAAGGAAAATCTAGAAGAACTTCTCCTAGAAAAGCTAGAAGTAATAAGCGTAGGTTTCCAACCAGCCCTATAACACCTAGGTCAAATAAATACGGAGCAAATAAAATTGTCAGGCCTGTAAAGGGTTCATCTAATAGGTTTGAAGCTATTGATGAGGTATATACTCCTTTTGCTCGAGCTTGTAAAATTGAGCTGGCAAAAGAAAATCCAGAGCAATTTGAATATAGAGATGATTTTGATTATTCATTAGGTTCAATATCAATACGACCTGCAGGTAAAAACAGAATAGCTTCTGACGAAGGAGACGAAGACGGAAACAATCAAGTCGCAACAGAAAAAGTTGTGCGTAACCCGGCTGGAATAATAATTTCCACAGAAGATAGTGAAGAAAATGGAGAACGAATGGTGATTGCAAATGCTCGATATGTATTTGACAATGCAGACTTTAGAAGGATAGTTGATACTGAAATTACTGAATTAGCAGTTCAACCTCAGCCATTAGATGGTCCAAATAAAGCACCTATAGTGATAGATACCCAATGTTATCCAGGATATGGATTATTAGATGGTACTAGAAGTGATGGATACACCATTCAAACACTACCAGAGCTAGGAGAACCTAGTTATCAAATACCATCTAATAATAATGTTGCTTTTTATGCAGATGCATATAGTTATATTGATGATGACGGTACTAGAAAAAACGAAGGATTAACCTATATTTGGAGATTTACAGCAGACGGAATAGGAAATGCCCAAGCTGCAATAGTTGGAAACGAACCTATTCTTAGACTATATAATGTTCAACTACAACAAAGAGGTAGATATACTTGTGAGGTTCAAAACGAAAAAGGTAGCTCGTATACAAAAACTATATTTCTTAACCCTCTTGGAGGTTTATTAAGGGAATTAGATGACAATGGATTACCAACTGGAGCTCTTGTTAGAGATGACGATCATGACGCAGAATTTAGTCAATTTGATTCATACTTTGACTATGACACAGAAGATGGACGATGGTTCTTAGCAGAATGGAATGGAAACCAGTGGGTAGAGTCAAATCAAGAACCAAACTTTTATAAAGGAAAAGATTTGCCTAAGTCAACAAATCAAGCAAAGACTTTAATTTCAAAGGCAAGCTCTATAGCAAGCAAAAGTCAAAACCTTTCTAGGTCAAGAGCCATTGGAAAGTATTTTCAAGATTCAACTTCAAATATTTTCTTCATTGAACCAGGAAAACCAAACGTTAAATTTACAAGTATGAGTGAATACGAATCGCACAAAAGTTCGACAGGATTTACTTTCCAAGGAACAAATGAAGTAGATAAATTAACGTATAAAGACCAGGAGCTCTAAAATATATATGGCAACTAGAATAAATACATACGACCCAAAAGATATAAAGCTTATTAAAAGTAGACCAATGTTTACCAACTTTGGAACTGGTTTATTTGATGACTACGTTGAAATGCACGTTATTAGTGGTGATAACACCTTAGAGAGTTCATATAATATTAGTACTTGGTCTGTTAATCAAGAAGATACAAAAAATCAATCTCCTACAATTCAACTTAGTATTCATGAAGATATAAGAAATCTTGGATATAGATCTGGAAGATTTGATGTACAATATAATTTCTTTAGAAATATTGTAGGTAATAATTTTAACAGTTTAATTATAGACGAAATATCAAATAGTCGTATGGAAATAAGGGTTAGACCAAAAGATCCAGATGACCCATCGTTATCTGATGAATTTTTAGCCTTTGGAAGACGAGAACAAAACCCAGAAATAGCAGACGTAGAAGTAGATTTTTTCCGCGATGTAAGATTAAACTTTGGTGGAAATGAAGTAGCATTAGCAACTAATTGGCTAATTGACTACAAAGCATACCCAGAACCACCTCACTCTTTAGTAATAAAACTATACGAACCGCTACCAGGCGATATCGAAGAAAAAGATGAGTTATGGATAGTTAAAGCCATAATAGAATCTATAACTGAACCTATACTTGTAGAGTATACTCCACCAGCAGCCCAACCACACTTCCTAGCACCAGCTGATTTTAGCATACCTATTCAATATGATACCCCTACCCCAACCGGTTGGAAAACCTTTGACGAGTTAGTTGGTACACAACCAACCGTTAGAGATAAAATATTAAATAGACTATCTCAAAAAACAGGAAGCTTAGGCGATGTTAGGTTAAATTTTGATTTTAAAATGGAAGGAACAGATTTTTCTAAACTAGTTCATTTTGGTAGTGCGGTTGAAAAGTTAGAAAACTTTAAATACAAATTACAACAAATAGAAGGATATGATACTTCAATTTCTTCTCTTTCAACAGACTTGATTGGATTGTCAGGAACTGCAGCAACAGGTTCTCCTCACTACAAACTAAATATTACAAAATTTACAAACTTGAAAAGGGAGCTAATAAGCACGTTTGATGAGTTTGAACAACATTTATATTACAATAAAGATACCCATGAATCTTCATCATATGGAGAATTCTGGCCTTTAACGTGGCCTAAAAATTCAGACACACAGCCGTTTAATTTAGAAAGCGTTAATTCTGTAGAAGCTCAACGTTGGTTTGGGAGCATAACGCCTGGTGATAAATACTTCGGTACTGGAGCAATATATTCTGCTTCTATTTTTGATGTAAATAACCAAAATAGCCTTAAGAATCTTATTCCTTCCCACATTAGAGAAGACGAAGATAATCGCAGCTTTGAACTGTATGTTGATATGATGTCTCAGCACTTTGACTACATATATTCTTATACCAAAGAGCTTTTATCTATTCACGACAGAAGTAATCCACTCTATGAAGGATTATCTAAAGATCTTATTCAACCAGTACTTGAGTCCTTTGGGTGGTATCCTCACCAAGGATTTGACTTTAATGACCTGTGGGAATATACAAACGGAACAGATGTTTCTGGAAGTTATGGTAATGAAAATATAAACCATACTACAGACTTTAGTCAATCAATTACATACGCAAACAACACACAAGCAACTGAATCGTTTTCAAAGGAAGATATATCAAAAGAACTGTGGAAAAGAATATTAAACAATCTTCCAATGATTTATAAGACAAAGGGAACGGAAAGAAGTGTTAGAGCAATAACTAATCTTTATGGTTTACCATCTACGATATTAAAGGTGTATGAATATGGAGGTCCTCAAAAACTTCCAAACAGGCATTCTAAGATAATATATGATAAGTTTAATTATGCTTTAAGAATAGAAAGTAGTTCTGCTTTTGGAGGAGCCTACCTTGAAGCTCCTTGGGCCGTTGCAACTGCTGATGTTGGCCCACAAAGGTACCCAGATACAGTTGAATTTAGATTTAAAATACCAGATTTATCTCACCAAGGAGTTATTGCAAATTCAAAATTAAAAAGGAACACTGTACTTTGGAATACTCATAGTGGTAGTTTATCTATAATAGCTGAACACACAACATCAATGAATGCTTCAGCGCCTTCAGACAGTCCTTATGGTAGAATGGTTTTTGCAATTAGTGGAAGCCAAGGAGAGACATCAATAACAGCATCAACAGATTATGGTCCAATATTTGATGGTGATTGGTGGAGCGTTGCCTTTATGAGATATGATGCTGATAAATTAGATAAGGTACTACATGATTATGCATTCACAGAATCGGTATCAATAGATGACCACCATGGACAAAACCTTACATATGACCTATTTTGTAAAAAACAAGGAGACTTTAGTGCGTTTGGAAGAATAAGCCATAATCTTACTGCAAGCCACACAACAGACGGAACAACTAAGGCTGGATTCGTATTAAATTCCGCTTGGGGTAGAGATGAGCAAATATCTCCGCTCTACACGAACCCAACTTTATATGATGCATATCCTACAGCGCAAACAGCAAGTACCCTAAAACAATATTTGGGAGGGGATCCACACACATCAATTTGGGCAGGAAACTTAGCATCAGAATTTAATTCTTTATCTGAGGCAAAAACTTTATCAGGGTCTGTTCAAGAATGGAGAGTCTATCACAACCATTTAACAGAGTCATATTTTAACTATCACGTTTCAGCGCCTAGAACAATTGCAAACTCTACAAATGAGACTAGTTCATTTTCCGATTTGATAGCTAGATGGAGTCTTGGTGCTAACTTACATAAGGTTGACTTTGTAAATGGAGCTGTAGTTTCATCTAGCCACCCAGATAATTCATATACAAGATTTAGACTTCTTAATCCTGACAGCACTCATGCAGCAGACATACAAACTTCAGCATCTTTTAGAGGATTTACAAATACTGGATTATTACAATATGAAGAAGTTGAGGAAAGATATTATACTCTTAGTCCTAGAAATATTGGACCTTCTCCATATTCTGAAAAAATAAGACTTGAAGATAACGAACTAAAAGGAAATCTTTCAGTTGAAAGTAAAAATGAATTTAGTTCGGCAGATAAAAACCCGGTAGACGAAAATAGACTTGGTATTTATTTCTCTCCAGTAGACGAAGTAGAATTAGATATAGCTCATGAGTTTGGACCGTTTGAATATGATGATTTTGTTGGAGCCCCAAGTGATGAATATAAACCATCATACGGGTCTTTAAAAGATTTACGTGAAAAATATTTTAGAAAATATACGGGTAATCCGTCATTTTTTGACTTTTTATATATATTAAAATATTTTGATGATTCATTATTTAGAACGGTAAGACAATTATTACCTGCTAGAACAAATGCACAAGTTGGATTATTAGTTAAACCTCACGGACTAGAAAGACCTAAAATTATAGCAAGACCTAGTGCTAGCCTTGAAGGATACAGTTTTAAAGATGGCGCAACTAATAATTTTCAACAAACGGTAATTGATGGATCTATAAATTTATTTATAGCGTCTGCTAGTGGAAACACTACTGAAGTTGGAGGAGTATATAAAGAAATATCTCAAAGCGCTTTAACCGACCCAGCAAACGATCCAGACGGAAATAGAAATCAAACATACTATAAAGGACTCGTTCCAGCAGCAAGCTATTCTTTTGATAAAGGAAGAAGAACTGGTACCCAAGCCTTAACAGCTGCCCACAAAAACCAACAGATAAATAAAAACTTTGTTGCAACAACAAACAAAGAAAGAGAACAAGCCTTAATAAATACAGCAGTTGGTGAATTAGAAGGCGGAGTAGATTATGCAGGATACTATGACCATAGGTTTGAAGGGTCAAGATACATATATACAACTGTAGATTTATCAAACGTCTCGGCAACAGGAGAAAATGGTGCTAGAATTTGGAATCCTTATTGGGAAAGAGATAGTATTGGTATGACAATACATACTCCTCCTCACCCTAATATCCACGCTGGTGGCGGTGGCGGTAATTTAGACAATTACACGTGTTCTTATAGTTCATATGAAGGAATAGTAATTAGTAGTTCTGCGCAAGAAGGAGAAGCAGTAACAGATGCTTATCATAAGTGGGGATTAAATAGAAAGTTTACAACTGAAATAACTATACCGTTTGTTAGTCAATCTAGATTTTCATTTGAAAGAAAAAAACAATTATTTTATTATGCATCAGCGTATAGCCAATCTTTAGGAAGGCCAATTCCTGAAAGCCATATATTATCAAATAGGGTTAGCGACTATGTAGGGGATAGATTATTTGGAACGCCAATACCATCTCATTCCTTATCAGAAGCTGCTCAATTTCAAGACTATAAAGCAACGGCAATTCACAATGTATATTATAATGGGTGTAAGCTTGTTGGATCTGATTTTAATATGGAATCTTCTCAAACTATTGATGGAGGGCCTGTAGTAGAATTTAATGAAATAAGTCCATATAAATACGTGGCAAAAGATGATGGAGCAGATGGAAGAATACAAACCGCAGGACAAGGAAGTGGACCACAAAGAGTAACGAACATAACTAGAGGTGGATCTTCTGGAAGGGTAAGTGCTAGACCTAATCCTAGAACCGGAAGGTTTAATAGAGGAAGCTAAACTGAACTAATTTTATAGAAAAGATATATTTATATACGAATAAAAATGTAAGGAGTACACAATATGGGATATTTAGATAAAACAACAATTACAGTAGATGCAATTTTAACCAAAAAAGGTAGAGAACTTTTAGCAAAAGGTTCTGAATTTTTTAATATTTCGCAGTTTGCGTTGGCAGACGATGAAATAGACTATAATTTATGGGATGTTAATCACTCTCTTGGATCAAACTATTACGGTCAAGCTATCGAAGCTTTACCACTAGTTGAAGCGGTTCCAGACGAAACGCAAACTATGAAATATAAACTGGTAACTTTACCTAAAAATGTTGCAAGAATGCCTGTTTTATCTGTACAACCTTCTGCAATAACTCTTACAGTTGGAGGTCAGTCTGCAACTATTACTCCTACAACAGTTAACTTTGCTGGCGGAAATAATACTTATGGGTATACTGCTATTTTATCTGATACAGACGCAGCCTACTTAAATATTGCTCCAGGAGGAGAAATAGACAGTAGATTTAATCCAACCATTGCAGATTTTGCTGGTGACAGTACTAAGTCTATTTCTGTTGTTGGTAGAAGATTTCAAATTGTTTCAAAACCTCAACCGATTGAAACAAAAACAGCAACAATAACCATTATTGGTAACGAAACTGGTGGAGTACAAACAATAAGCTTAACAGTTAATAAAGAAAACTTAAGTTCTAATATATTAGAACGAGCAGTATACTAAGAGGATAAACCATGGTAAAATATAGCGATAGATTTAGTCGTTCACCTAGAAGAAATCAAATAGAAAGGGTTGGGCGTAGAAGAGACCTTCCAAGAATAAGACAAGTTAGAAGAAGACCAACGTCTCCAGTTCTCCAACCATTGTATAAAAGGTTTGGTGGAGAAGACATCGTTGAAAGCGGAGATACTGATGTAATAACTGCAGCAATGTGGTCTAATCAAGATGGAGTTATGGCAACGGGAGAATTTCACACTTCTTCTGTACAAAGTGCCAGTTCCGGTGAATACTATCTAGACGTATTTAGAGAAGCTTCGTCTACAAATGCAGACAGAGAATCCCAATTTTCTATAGCTTATGGACACTTGAAAGGTTCAGGATCTCACCAACCACAATATGCAAGTGTTGGTTTTAGTCCTTCAAAAGCTATATACTCTCAATACGCAAACCTTTTACTTGCACCAGACGATAATACGTTTTCTTTAGCAAACAGGTCTGGATCATTATCTACTAATGTTGAGCAAATATATTCTGTAAATATACAAAGAAATAGATTTAAAGAAAAAGTAGACCCTGCAAATTGGGAATTACATATATCAGGAGCATATGACGTAAACAACGTACAATCTGCAGATAATGAAAAGAAAATAAAACTTATTGATGATTCTTCAGTATCTGATGGAAGCATTACTGAAGGCGGTAAGGTATATAAAATTGTTAGTGGTACTATTGCAAATGGTCCAGCTGGAACATCTCCTTTCACAGAGTACGGATTATTTTATCCAGACAATGGGGTAATGATTTTAGATACGCAAGGTATAGACGGAGAAATAGGATTAAATATAAATTCTGAATCATATGCATATTGTGCAGATCCAGTAACTGTAAATAATCAAAACACTACTTTCTTTTTTGACCATTTATCAGACGCAGGATATTTTGCTGCAAGAAATAAAGAAACAGTTCATGCTTCTCACTATTTTATTAGATTAAGAAACAACGAATATAATTTTAGTAATAACCCAACATTTACTTCGGGTTCACAAGGAACGTTTACACATCCAACCTTTTTTAAGGATCCTAAAGTTTATATAACAACTGTTGGTTTATACAACGATAATAACGAATTATTGGCTGTTGCAAAATTAAGCAAGCCATTACTTAAAACATATAATAGAGAAGCTTTAATCAGAATTAAGTTAGAATACTAGATTAGGGTAATGTTATGTCTACAACATTTAGAAAGTTTAGAACGGACAACATTGTCAAAACAAAGTATACCGCTCACAAACAATATGAAGTAAGACTGGTTGACTTTATAGGCTCTCATGAGGGATTTGAGGATTATCAGGTTATTGGTTACGACTCACTGCATGTAAATGCATTCTTAAAGGATTCTGATTCTGGAAGAATACTAAGACATGATGAATTTTTAACCGGATCAATAGCTGGAACAACCTACACCGAATTAACAACAACAAATGGTTTTTTCAAAAGAAGTATGCACACTTCTCTTGCTCACCTCTATTATAATGGATCCCACGCCGTAAACGTTAAGCTTGACAAATCATTTTGCGTAGAACCAACAAGAAATGAATATAGAGAATTAAATGGAACTGCTCAAATAATATCTATACCTCAACAATTATTTGGAGACAAGCTTTTAGAAAACGATATAAATTTTGATATAGATAATCCATCTTTAAAAATTATAAATAAAGGCGGAAGCGTTGTATTACATGAAGATGGTTTTGGTAATTTATATGATACAGCCGCTGGAGGCATATCCAATCCTTTACAAGTATATCGATCAATAACGGGAAGCGTGGTTGGATATTGGGGCTTTAACGAACTTTACCCATATCACCAAGATGGAATAAAAGGACATTGTCCTAGTTTTTTTGTAGAAATAAAAGATGGATCTCAATATGAAACAAAAACAAAGGGAAGTAGTGTATTTATAACATCAAAAAGTAAACACGGATCTGGAGCAATGTTAACTGGTCAAAAAGGAAATCTCTATGACCCGTCAAAATATAGTTATTTTACAGCAAAAAAACACGAAAAACTAGATTTTAGAAAAGACGAAGACTTTGCAGTATCTCTATGGGCCCAACTTCCTCCATCTCAATCAAACACCGATAGGCTATTTAATTATATACTTACATCAGGACAAGGAGATCACCCTGAAGGAGTTGGCCAATGGAGAAGTAAATATCCATTTGATTTGGTTATGTACAATCAAACGGCAGGAACAAGAGAAGCAGCTCAATTAAATTTCTTCCAACAAAATTATTCTGGATCTAGTAGACAATTACTTAGAGTATTTAAAAATTGCATAGAAACGGGATCAGCTGCATCTGCTTCAATTGCCTTTGGTATTGGTAATTTTGCAAACCCAGATGTTTCTGCTAGTTTTGAAATAGGAAGAGACGCATCAAACCTACTAGAAATTGTTATCACGGGTAGTACATACTCTCTACCAGCTGGATCAAATAACTCAAACCAAATATTTATTCCTTCTACAGGAGGAGTATTTAACGATGGGGCGGCAATTGTTAATCACATAAACTCTGCAGCTACACAATCAGCGTATGCAGCAAAAATAGGAATGATAAGTGCAGATATTGACAGTGGAGGAGGAAACTCAACATACTCAAGATTAACCTTTGGCTATAGTGGCCACCTCAATAAACAAAACGGCTCTACTGTAAACACTAACTTTAGTCCTCATGCAGGAAATGATTTTGTATGGCAAGACGCATCTTCTTCTTTTGGTCCTTATTTTTGGAACCAAAACAACCTTTGGGCGTCTAATGTTAATGGTATTAGGTTTGAATCAGGAGTCAATAGTGTATCTGTTGTTGGTGGACCTAGCAGAAAAGGAAACATACTACATCAGCCATCAGAATCTGCCAGCTTTAGACTAAAAGACGTTCTTGGAACATCAGTAGACTTTATAATAACTTCTGCTTCAGAAGCGCAATACCCAAATATATCTGTACACGGAGACGTTACTTCTTCGGTTGGCAATTTTATGGATAGAATTGTTTCTGTTGTTAACGCTGGAATAGAGACAGGCGCAACTGCGTCTAGCACCCAAGAATCAATACTAAGACTTAGTTCTAGTTGGAATTCATATAGACCAGGTACTGGTGAGACTTCAATATATGTAGCAGAATTAGTTATGACATCGTCAATAGCTGGTGATTTTTCACAATTTGGAAACTTTGCAGCTGGCCCAGGACACAAAAACATGCAAGTAGTCTTAGATGAAGGTAACGTATTTAATAACTATGGAATTGCAGGAACACCAGAAGAAAATGATACTTCAACTGTTGATGGATTCCAACAAGTTGGTCGTCCACTAATAACACAATTTACAGAAAGCTATTTTATACTTTCTTGTCAACCGGAAGGATATACTCCAGCATCTGGATCAGACTTTGAAGAAAGGCATGTATTTTACTGGCACAGTGGTTCAGACACAGCTTCAACGGCTCCAGACCTAGGAGCATTTGTTACGGCAAGTACGACCGTTATAGATTTAGGAGCTGCACACTTTTACTCAGGAACAACTGCCCACATTAGTGGAGCCCATGATTACTTTAATATAGCGTCAAGATCATATAATGCAATAGATTCTCATCCATCATTTAGTGTAACTGTAGAATATAGATATTTTAATGAAGTAGCAGGGATAATAACATCTTTTGTCGGCACCGAGACAGAATACGGATGGAAGCACAATGATCTACCAATTTTAATACAGCCAGAGCACAACAATCCTACAATAACAGGCTCAAGCAATTTTCATGTTTTTCCAAAGTTTCATGATATAGGCGCAAATGCAACCTCTGACGCAGAAAGAAATCATATTAGATTAAATATTGAAGCAGTTACACAAGGAAATACTCCACCTATTCAAAGTGGTAGTGAACCTGGCGCAATGTTTAGTGCTTCAGCCATAATACCTCTTCCAATAAATAGTTGTAGTATGACTTTAATTGATGGTAATGTTGGTAGACCTGGACAAATATTGGCTAGAAGAAATGACGGAGTTGATACATATATACTTAGTGCATCTCAAGATCACCTATTCACAGACGAAGGCATAGAATTTAAACATATATTGTACCAAAAAACAGGTTCAAATTTAGAGTTATATATCGATAATACTCTAACCCACGCAATAACACAGTCGGATATGGGTGATCCCAAAAATAAAGATGATATTTATTTTGGCGTAGCAACCAGATTAACTTGGTCAGGAGAGTATGAAAGAACTAATGATGGATTGTATAGAATAAACCCAGGAACAGGAAATCCAATTAGAAAAATGGCCCGCGAGTTCATGTCGCCAATATCTGGTGCACTTGACGAAATTAAAATATTTGACAAGGCATTAGACTCGACACAAAGAGATTTTATCTATAATTGCCCAAATGGAACTCCATTTGTTGGAAACGTAATGCATGAACATGGGATAATAACAATAACCCACCCATCTTCAGCATACGATGGAATTTCTAAATTTTGTACCGCGTCTTTTAAAAATAGCTTTGAAATAACAGAAAATTCATATACTGCAGAAATTAAAAGAGGAGAGTTTAACTTTACAACGAATCCAACAATACTTGATAGATCTGCCCAAGGATTAAGAGAGGCAAAAATATCGTCGTTTGTGACTGATACGGATTGGGATCCTTATATAACAACAATAGGTTTATATGATGACAATGCAAGACTCTTGGCGGTTGGTAAATTGTCTCGTCCACTTAAAAAAGATGACGGTTACGATACAACAATAGAAGTAAGATTTGATACATAATAATTAGATGATAGAATGGCTTAGACATATATTGGGTATTTGTGGTGAACCGCACCCAAGTCTATTAACAATAATTTACGGTACACCAATTTTAGGTTATATTACATACAGAATAAGGGATTATATAAATGGCAAGAAGAATAAGTAAAGCTAGATCAAATGCAATCAAGCATGGATACAGGTCAGGATTTGAGCATAAGGTAGCAGATCAACTAAAAGAATCAAAAACTAAATTTGAATACGAAACTACAGTTATAAATTATATTAAACCAGAAACCCAACACAAATATACTGTAGATTTTACATTACCAAACGGTATATTGGTAGAAACAAAAGGAAGGTGGGTTCTTGAGGATCGTAAAAAACATTTACTAATAAAGAAACAGTACCCAAAATTAGACATAAGAATTGTTTTTCAAAACCCAAATGGAAAAATAAGAAAGGGAAGTAAAACAACTTATGCTGATTTTTGTGAAAAACATGGAATAGTTTGGGCAGAAAAAGAAATACCAACCGACTGGTTAAAATAATCACCTAAAATTTTACCAACACAAATATTTTTATTATATTACTACTAATGAAAAGTGTAAGATTAGTACAACTATTAGAGTCTGTTTTATTAAAAGGAGACCACAACCACAAGCAAAGTGAAATCTCATTTAAGTGTCCTTTTTGTAATCACCACAAGAAAAAACTAAATGTTAACTTACTAAGTCAAAAGTGGCATTGTTGGGTTTGTGGAATGGGTGGTCACACAATACTTGGATTATTTAGAAAGCTAAGAGTAGAAAAAAGGTTTTATGATTTACTTAATAAAATAACGGGTGGTAAAACTTATTCTGTTGATAAACAATATGAACATCTAAGTTTACCAGCTGAATTTTTACCTCTATGTAAAGCCAATTTAAAAAACCCAGAAGCCAAAAACGCACTGCACTACTTAAATAGCAGAAACATAACTAGCCAAGACATATTAAAATATAATATAGGCTATTGTGAATCTGGAAAATATAATGGAATGATAATTATTCCAAGCTATGATGAAGATGGAAAATTAAATTTTTTTACAGGCAGAAGCTATTATGACGTTAATTTTAAACACCTAAACCCGGTGGTAACAAAAGACATTATAGGATTTGAACTATTTATAAATTGGAATCAACCAATAACAATTGTTGAAGGAGCCTTTGACGCAATAGCAATTAAAAGAAATGCTATTCCATTGTTTGGAAAACTAATTTTAGATAAGTTAAAAATAAAAATTTTAGAAAAAGGCGTAAAGAGGGTAAACGTTGCCTTAGATAAAGATGCCATGACAAACGCTATAGATATGTGCGAGTATTTTATTTCAAACGGAATATCAGTACATTTTATAGATTTACCAGAAAAAGATCCTTCTGAAATAGGATTTTTTAATATAACAAATATAATAAACAATGTTAAAGAGTTAACACCCTTAAAACTCTTGGAGTATAAAATAAATGCATATTAATTTAAAATTTAACGAAGTTGAAAAAATATTACACGTTGCAGATGTACATATTAGAAATTACAAAAGACACAAAGAATACAGGCAAGTGTTTAGAAAATTATATAAAGCTGCCAAAGCTTTGCCTGAAAATAGCATAATATATTTGGCTGGAGATATTGTACACACAAAAACAGATATTAGCCCAGAACTGGTAAGTATAGTAAGCGAATTTTTTAATAAGCTTGCAAACATACGACCAACAGTTTTAATTGCTGGTAATCACGATGCCAACCTTAATAATAGGTCAAGACTAGATGCGTTAAGCCCAATAGTAGAAAATTTAGCAAATGAAAACTTATATTATTTAAGAGATAGTGGAATATATACGTTTGCAAACGTTGATTTTATAGTATACTCTGTTCTAGAAGAAACAGAAACTTGGCCTGATGCAAAAAAATCAAAATCTAAAAATAAGATAGGTTTATTTCACGGTGCAGTAAACAATTCAAAAACTGATGCAGGCTATACTGTAAAAGATGAAAATTTACCGTTAAAAACTTTTGATGGCTGCCACATGGTAATGTTGGGAGATATACACAAATACCAACATTTAAACAAGTCTGAAACAATAACATACGCAGGATCTCTTATACAACAAAATTTTGGAGAAACTTTTGAAGATCATGGATATGTTATTTGGGATGTTAAAACTAGAAAATCTGAATTTTTTAATATAACCAATGAATATGGATATTATACAATAAGAATGAAGGATGGAGTATTACCAAACATTGATGATATACCAAAATATCCTAGGCTAAGGTTTATAACGGAAAATACTACCCAAGCACAAGTAAAAGAGTCTTTATTAGAAATACGAAAAAAATGTAGGGTTCAAGATTATGTTGTAATACGTGGAGATAAGATTTCAAATATATCAAATAATTCTAGGTCTTCAACTGAAATTACAAGGGATATTAGAGATTCTGAGTATCAAAATAAACTAATAATAGAGCACCTTCAACGAAATTTTGCGGACATAGACGAAGAAAAAATATCTAGAATAAGAAACATAAATAGAGAATTAAACAAAATGTTGCCTGACATTGAAATAGGCAGAAATATAAAGTGGAAACCTAAAAGGTTTGAGTTTTCTAATATGTTTAGTTATGGAGAAGGAAACACCATAGACTTTAATAATATGAAAGGAGCAGTCGGAATATTTGCAGCAAATCATGCCGGAAAATCTGCAATATTAGACGCTTTATCTTTTTGTATATTTGATAAATGCTCTAGAACTAAAATGGCGGCCGCCGTAATAAACAATAAAAAAAATAATTTTTCTTGTAAACTAAATTTTGAAATTGATGGTGTTGATTATTTTATAGAAAGAAAAGCAAAAAGAAAAAAAGATGGCGGTGCACGAGTTGACGTAAATTTTTGGATGGTTGGAGAAGATGGGTCTATAATATCATTAAATGGAGAGCAAAGAGTATATACAAATAGAAATATTAGAGGAATGCTTGGTAGTTATGAAGATTTTGCACTAACATCTCTATCTGTTCAAAATAATAATACTGGATTTATAGATAAAACGCAGACAGAGAAAAAAGACCTACTGGTACAGTTTTTAGATATAACCGTTTTTGAAGAACTATACCAATTAGCAAATGAAGAAATAAAAGACGTACAGGTACTATTAAAAGACTTTAATAAAACAGACTTTTCTGAAAATTTAACAGAAGCAACAGACTCTTTAAAAGGTTTAGAACTAGAATACTCAAACCTAAATGTAGAAAAAACCAAAATACAAAAAAGTGAAAAGACTGCAAATAAAAAGATTATTGAATATACGTCTAAGTTAATTAGACTAGGTTCAGATGTACCTGAAAGTGTAGAGGCACTAAAAGAATCACTTACTGCCTTGTCAAAACAGTTAAAGGATGAAAACGAAAAGTTAAGTAAGTATGAAAAATACACTAAAGAAAATAAAAAATTGTTTATAGAGCTATCTGGAGAAATAAAATCTTATAATAAGCAAAAACTAACAACTGAATCAGAGTCGTATAATAACATAGAAAAAAAATTACAAAAGGTAAACAATAATATAGACTTAATGAAGGTAGAAGTTAAAAATAAGCTAGATACCGTTAAAAGATTACACAGCCACGAGTACGATCCAGACTGTGAATACTGCCAAGACAACGTATTTGTAAAAAATGCAGAAACCGCCAAACAAGAACTTCCAAAACTAAAAATAGAAACTGAAAAACTTTTATTTGAAAAAAATAATCTTGAAACTGAAAAAAACAATTTAAAACCCTCAGTTACAAAGTTGCAAACATTAATAAACCTAGAATCTAAACTAGCATTACACGTAAAATATCAATCTGAAATAAAGGTAAAAAAAGTTACTAGAGAATCTAACATATCTTCTAAAGAATTAGATATAAAAAATACAAAGGGTTCAATTGATAAGTTTTTTGAAAATAAGCGATCTATATTTTCAAATAATAAAATAAATGAAAAGATAGAACAAAAAGAATTAGAGTTAGAAGAAATAACCGAAAGCCTACATGTTGTAGCTTCAAAACAACAACAAGCATATAGTGACATTAAGGTTTGTGAAAAAACCATTCAGTCTATTCATGAATCAATTGAGAGAGCACACGACCTAGAAGAAAGACTTAAAGCGTACGAATATTATCTTAGTGCAATACAAAGAGATGGAGTACCGTACGAGTTAATTTCAGAAATACTTCCTTATGTTGAAGAAGAAGTAAACGTTATTCTTTCTCAAATATCAGACTTTTCAATACAATTTGAAACAGATGGTAGAAACATAAATACATATATAGTTTACGGTGATTTAGAAAAATGGCCATTAGAAATGACCAGTGGAATGGAAAAATTTGTAAGCTCACTTGCAATCCGAACAGCACTAATAAATGTATCTAATTTACCGTGTCCAAATTTTTTAGCAATTGATGAAGGATTTGGAAATTTAGATTCAAACAACTTAAACGCAATTTTTAGATTATTTGAATATTTAAAATTAAACTTTGACTTCATAACGGTAATATCCCATATAGATTTGATGAAAGATGCCACCGATAACCTTTTGGAAATATCTAATAAGAAAGGTTATAGCCATGTTGAGCACTAATTACGCCGTTATTTGATATTTATATATTGAATAGTTAGGAGTACTCAATGGCAAAAGTAATACGTTTTAAAGAACCTTTAAAGTTTCAACCTTTAGATTATAGAGGATTGGACACGATACCTGTATTTATAGAGGATGGATCTCCAGACTCATATGATTATTTTGGAATAACTAGATTTCCAAGAGAATTAACAGCTGGACGAAATTTAATTTCTTTTACAGGTACACAAAATCTTGTTCCTGGCTCAGAAATAGCCATAGAAGTTTTAGATGCTAATGGCGATACTATACCAATTAGAACGTATGACCATATAGGAGAAGGAAACGAAAGAATATTTGCAATAGAGATTGGAAAAGAAGTACCTGAAGGAGATGCTCGAATATCTATTGTAGGTGTTGCAAAAGGAAAAGTAGGTTTTGACTCAGAAAGGCAAAGAGATATTTCTGAACCAGCTCCTCCAAGGTATAGAGGAACATTTAATATACGCTGGACAAAAAGATTAAATTGTTATCCTAGGCGAAGAAACACCGACGAAATAGTATATTTTGAAAAGCCAGACATAACAATAGAAGAAATAAAAAGGCCATACTTTCAATTACACTACAACGCAGAGCTTTCAGCTTCAAACTCTAGATCTTTATTTACACTATGTTCTACTGGATCTGAAGGAGTAGTAAACACAACAGCAAATGTTAGGTATGAAACAGCCGGCGACAAATACTATTTAGTTTCATCAGAAGCTCCAGATTTTGGAGGTTTTACAAACGATATGGTTGGAGGAACAATTTTTATTCCAACCCCTCAAAGTCCTTTTCCAAGCGCGTTTAACAGTCCTACTGGTCCTCCACTATATAACGAAATAGAGACTGGAGATGGTACTGGAGAGATAGATGAAAATACTCAACAATACACTAATCAAGGAGCATTTAATACAATTATATCAGAGGTTGTTTCTCCATTAAGGATAAGAGTAAATAGTCCACATACTACTTTTCAAGGAATAGGTAGAGCAAACCAAAAAGAAGTATTTCATAGAAGATTTAATGATAGTAATTTTAGATTAGATTTTGCGCAGTCTCCTGTTTCTAGAAGTAATCCATTAGCTAGTGGAAGTAATAACTTTGCAACATCATATGCAAAAGTTTCTTTTAATGGTTTAACGCCTTTAGTTGGAGACGTGACTAGAGTAAAAACATTTATACGAAACGACCAAACAGCCACAGACTTCTTTTTGGTTGGAGATAATCCTGTAGTTTCACAAAACTTATTAATACAATCTGAATCGCTGGTAACCAGGCATTCTGCAGGAGACTTTTCCCAGTTTGGAGTAAGTGGATCAGTCGATAACTACTGGTCAGCTTCTTCATCCGATGGACTAGGGTTTGCAAATGAAAATTTACAGGTATTTAGACAATTAGTTGGAAATGTAAATAATCCAATCCCAGATTCATTACAAATAGGTGATTCTATTTTAGCTCATGAGGTCGGTCAACTTGATGGTACCAACCATATATTAGTAGACTCTACCATACCAATAGAACATAGGCAAGATCAATATTACCAAGTAGAATTTAAGTGTTTTGGCCAAAAAGTAAATTCTAATACTCCAATTTTAAAAATATACATGTATGGCTCAGCAATAAATGATGATGGAGACGATTTTGGCCAAATGATTGGTGAAATAACCGACATTGAAAATCAAGAATTAGTCGTTACAGAAGATCCTTTTAATGAATACGAAACATCAGCTTTACGATTTACCTATAAAGCAGATGCAACTGAATTTGCATATTTAAGGTTTAAAATTGAACAAGGATTATGGTTTTTATTTGACGTAACCGTTAAACCATATTATGAACATGGATATACTCCTCACTTTTTTGACGCAATAATACCTACGACAAAGGCAAATGTAGGCCAAGTAGATGCTCTAGATTTTAAGTTTGAATTTTACAATGATGAACACAACAAGGCAGTCTATACGGCAGACATACCAAACATAGAATTTGACAATGAGTTTACCTTTACGGCAACTAATGCTTATTTTACTAGTGCAAGTATTGGAGAATTTATTGGTGCAACGCCTATGGGTGATTCTGACTGGGTTAAACCATTTACTACTCAAGGAGACCAAGCACAGTTTCAACCAAATCTTACGGGAAGCATATACCACAGTGGTTCTGTTGGTATAGGTAATTTTTTAACGTCTGAACCAGGATTTCCTTTACATGTAAAAAAATTAGCTAATGAAGGAAACGCAACGTTAAAGCTTGAATCATATTCCTCGTCAATTCTACATCTGGCATCTGATGTTAATGGGTCAGGATTAGCAAACCAAAAAAATGCCATGGTTATATTTGACCATAATAATGCAACAACTTCTTCAATAATAGGATACACAGACACAGTTAATTTAGACCCAGGTGGTGCAACTTTCGATGGTGCTCCGGCCGGAAGTTTTACTATTCATGAAAGAAACGCAAACTCCATTGCAATAGGTGTTGGAGGAAAGGTTGGATTACAGGTAGCATATGACGGAAAAGCTGACTCTACTCCTAGTAGTGTATATATTGGGTATGACGACGTTTCAACTGGACCTTTTACCCCGTATCATTTTGGATTTGAGCTAAATGTTTCTGGAAGTATGATGCTTTCAAGCGGATCTATATATTATCCTCAAGCTCCAGGCGCAGACGCTGGAGCAGATGCTCAAATGATTGTTGTTGAAAATAACTTGGGAAGACTTGTTTCAATGTCATTTAGAGATACTGCAGCTGCATTAAGTTTAGGAGCAGACAGAGACTGGTTTATAGGATCTAATTATATATCTCAATCTAGAAATACATCAACAGGAGAAGGAAGGACTGTATTTATAGCGGATTCTTTTGACGAAAATGGTTCAATTTCAGTAGATACCCATATACTTATAATTTCTCAAAGTGGAACGTCTCCTCTTTCTAAAGTAAGAATTCAAGGACTAAACGATAGAGGAGACACCACAGACAATAGTGTTTTAGTTGTAGATTCAAATGGTGACTTATACCTAACTGGTAGTTATGGAGTAGGAGGAACCGGCGGAGGTTCAGATAATCTTGGAGATCACACGGCAACAGAAGATCTAGATATGGGAGGCTTTAGTATTAACAATGTTGAAAGCATCACTGTAACCTCAATAACTTCATCTCACATTACTTCTTCAACAATTAATACTTCAGGTTCTAATATTTTTGGAGATGTTGGAGATGATACCCATGAATTTATAGGTAGTATAACTGCATCTCTTGACATTAGCGCAAGTGGTACTGTAATAGCTAACGAGCTACAAGTACACGGCAATATAAGCTCAAGTGGTACCATAATAGCCAACGAGCTACAAGTAGATAATTTTTCTCCAATAAATATTTCAGCATCGGGAGACTTAGATGTAGGTGGAACAGTTTTCCAAACAACACAAGAATATATTTTTAAAAATGGAACAATGGGCGCAATGCCATCAGCACATTTATACCAAAATGTTCCTCAGGCCCATTTCGCGGATGACACAATATACCAACAATTTGCGGTATCAGCCAATTCCAAACAGTATGTTCAAGGAATAAACGTACTACATAGTGGAAGTATAACTGGAATGAAGGTAGACTACAACTTAACAAATTGCTTTTTTATGGCAGAGTGTTGTATAGCTGTATCTGCTAGCGTATTTAGATCCGGTTCAGGCGTTCCAGGACCCTTTTATACTGATGCAAACAATATGGATGGAGATGCAGCATATGCAAATGACACATTAGTTCCAATTTCAACTCAAATTGATGGTATGGACCATGGTTATAGCGGATCTTTAATTAACCTATATTGTGAAACTGGTCCAATATTACCAGAAGAAGTTTTTGGATCTAGTGCATTAACTAAAGCTTACTATGGCAGAGTTTCTTGGGAAAGAACATATAATAAAGGTACATATAAGGTTCATCCTGGAGATAGGCTAAAGGTAAACATATTTAAGTCAAAAACAGATGGATCCCCGGCAAAATTCCAAGATTCATTTTTGGACACCCAAGGTGGTTTATATGCCCCAACAATAACCCTTGAGGTATCATACGATAGAAGTGGTAGTTATGGAAATTATTACCCAGCATAAAGGAGATAAAAAATGAATACTATAGGATCTATATTTATTACAAACTTCTCTGACGAATATCCAGAGCCGTTTCTCTATAGTCAACTGACTGGAAGCTATTCATTTGTAATTGGCGGGAATGGAAGCACTGACGGAAGTATTTCGATAACCCAACCAAGTGGAACTTTAAACCCAAACTTAACAGCAGATTCAACTCCATTTTTTATCTCGTCGTCTGGTAATATAGGAATAGGAACAACTAATCCGACATCGCTTCTTGAAGTAGGCGGAACAGTTCAAACCAACGATGTATTCGTTTCAGGACCAGACGGCAAACCTATATCTATTAGAGAAGGATTAATATCATTTTTTGAATCTACAGAAACTGATCCTACCAACCCTGAGTTTGAAGACGACAGAGAAAAGGTCAGAATAAGAGCGGTACCAGGGTCATTTAACATAGCCTTAGAAATATCTGGTAGTGGTGGCTATACGTCTTCACTATATGTTTCAGAAAGTGGTCGAATTGGATTTAATACCGATGATCCGCAATCTGAGTTTGACGCAGTTGTAAAAGAAGCACAATTTCAAACAAAAGGTAAAAGAAAAGGCCTTAAGATAAATGAAGACGGAAACATTGAAAGCTTTAATAAAGATTCAGAAACAGCTGCAACAGGTAGTGAATTTGTATTAAGATATTCTAGAGGGGCTGTAGTAGACAAGAGAATGATGAATTCAGTCTTTCCTTCAGCTATTTTTGCAAATGATGAAGCTGCAGTAACATTTTTTCAAGCACAAAGACCCCAAGACCAAAACGCAATACTAGAAAAAGCAGAAGCAAACGGATTTAACGCTTTACCTCAAGTAGGCGATGTTATAGGATCTATAAGATTTGTAGCAGAATCAGGCTCAACCGACGCCAATGAAGGATTTAACGATAGGATATCTGGAGAAGCAGCATCTATAAAGTCAGTTATTCATAGTGCTGATGCATCAGGGGTTCGTGGAGATTTAATATTTAGTGTAGCAGACCAAACAGGAACGTCACAGCAAAGAATGGTACTAGATGCAGGAGACAAACATGAATTAACTGGATCTTTAACAATAGGAGGAACTTCTGGTACTTCTGGTGGAATAAACATAAAGGGTCCATCTGCAAATAGCACTCACCAGTTAACTAGATATGGAGGAAATAGTACCGATCAAAAAATAGGTAGACTATTATTATATGATGACGGAACACAAAAAGTTCAACTTTCTGCAAAAGGAATATCTTTTATAACGGCAACATCTGACGGCAATTCAGACAACGCAAGATTAGGTATTGGAACAACTACACCTCGAAATGATGTAATGTTAGATGTAACTGGAAACACACATGTAGGAGGACTATTAGTAGTTACTGGGTCAATAACTTCAAACGCAGACATTACAACAACCGGAACACTAGAGGCTGCTGTAAAATCATTTGTTATTCCTCACCCTACTCAAGATGGTAAAAAGTTAAGGTATGGTGTACTAGAAGGACCAGAACATGCGGTGTATTATAGGGGAAAAACTACCAGCAATACTATTACATTGCCAGAAGAATGGACAGGTTTGGTAGACAAAGAGTCTATAACAGTACAACTCACTCCAATAGGATCAGATCAAAAACTAATAGTTAAAGAAATAAAAGACAACACTATATTTATTAAAAACAATAATTTAATTTTTAAAGCAATAAATGCATTTTTTCTTGTTCATGGAACCAGAAAAGATGTTGCTCCACTAGAAAAAATAAAATAGTATGGCTGATATTAGAATAGTACCATCATCAGGAGTAATGCAATTCTCGGGTTCAAATAACGAGCAGGTTGCATTTACGTCTGCGTCAATTGAATCTTTTCTTATTTCAGCAACGGCATCACTAAATCTTAACGCAGATTCTGGAGTAGTAGTTTCTGGAAGTTTTATATTGTCTAGTTCAGTATCTACTAGTCCGTTTGTAATAGCAATGGATCAAATTGGAGGAGACGTAGAAAAGCTTAAAGTAAATTCAGAAGGAATTGTTGTTTTAGGAGCCCCAGATAGTGCTCCAACAGCAATTGAAGGAGGTATATATTATAGTCAATCAATATTTTATCTCGGAGACGGAAATTAAAACATTTTAAATTATATTTATATATGATACATTAGGAAAATAAAAGGGGAAAATAAATGGCTTCATGGAAAAAGGTAATAGTTAGTGGTTCTTCTGCAGAATTTGCTCACGTAAGTTCTTCTGGTAACCTTGATGTTGTTGGCACAATATCGGCAGCTGCAATAAACGGTACCTTAGGTGGTGCACTAACAGATGGCAATGGTATAGCAGATTTTACCTTTAATGGTTCTGCAAACGCAACAGTAGCATTAGATTTAAACGGATCTACATTAAATCTTGGCTCATCAGGAGTAAAAGTAGCAGATGCAGGAATTACAGCAACACAAATAGCAACATCAGTAGCTGGTAATGGTTTAACTGGAGGCGGAGGATCTGCACTGGCAGTCGGTGCTGGTACAGGTATTGATGTCTCTACAAATGCAATTGCAGTAGACGTTTCTGACTTCATGTCAAATGGATCTAACAATAGAATCGTAACTGCAACGGGTACCGATGCAATGAATGCGGAATCTAGCCTTACTTTTGATGGAACTACATTAGAAATAACTGGTAAAATATCTGCTAGTTCCGCAATCACAGTGGATGCTGCAAGTGGATTTAAAATTAATGATGGAGGTACAGCAAGATTTGCCGTTACTAATGGAACAGGCGGAGAAATTGCGTTTGGGTTTGAAAATAACACGCCAATTAAAATTGGTAGGTCTGCTAACCCAATCAGTCTGATTGGTAACGTAACTGCTTCTGGTAATATTTTTACAGAAAACACAATAACTGCTGGTACTAAATTTGTAGGTGCTTTAGTTGGTAATGTTGTTGGAGATGTAACTGGAGATCTTACTGGTAACGCAGATACTGCTACTTTGGCAACAAGTATTACTGCAACCGCAAATAACACTGCTAATGAAACTGTATATCTAACGTTTGTAGACGGAGCAACAGGAACACAAGGAATAGAAACAGATACCGGTCTTTCTTATAATCCTAACACAGGCCTACTAACTACTGCAGCTGCAGTTTTATCAGGACAAATACAAGCATCAACATTAAAAGCAACAAACAACTCAATACTACAAAGCGCAGTAGCATCAAATATAAGCTCGAGTGGCTATATTTCTGCATCTATTTTTGTGGGAGATGGATCAAGCTTAACTGGAGTATCTGCAGATAGTTTAGCAGCATCTTTAACTGACGGCAATGGTATAGCAGATTTTACGTTTGATGGATCAAGCGGTGCATCTGTTGCATTAGACTTAGATGGCAGTACGTTATCTTTAGGTTCATCAGGGGTAAAAGTTGCTGATGCTGGAGTAACAGCTACTCAACTAGCAACGTCAGTAGCAGGCAACGGTTTAACAGGTGGTGGAGGATCTGCACTGGCAGTTGGAGCCGGTACAGGTATTGATGTTTCAACAAATGCAATTGCAGTAGACGTTTCTGACTTTATGTCAAATGGATCTAACAATAGAATCGTAACTGCAACAGGTACAGACGCAATGAATGGTGAAGCTAACCTTACTTTTGATGGAAGTCTTTTAACAGTTACTGGAGATGCAACCGTTACTGGTGATCTTACTGTATCTGGAGATTTAGTATCGTTACAGGTAACAAACTTAAACGTTGATGACCAGTTTATACTTATGAATAGCGGTTCAACTTCTGGAGACGGTGGTATTGTTGTTCAAACCGGAGCAGCGGGTATTGGTACTTCTATGTTTTATGATGATTCTTTAAAAAGATGGGGATTAGCATATGAAGATCAAGCAGCTTGGAACTCAACTGCAGTTGTTGCAGATTATCATGTTGCTGCAATTTCACAATCAGCTGGAGCCCCAACTGGAAACCCTGTTGGTTTTGGTGCCGATCAAGCATCACGAGCAGGATTAATGGTTGTAGATACAGATTCTGAGGACATATATATATTTAGTTAAGAAAATAAAAAGGGTTATTATGGGAATTATTTCAAGAAACAGAGCAGAAGAGACAAAAAAGTCTAACATAGCTCTAGTTCAACTATCCAGAGAAGAAATTACAATACTTTTAGAATTAATAAAAAATTCTAATTTTGGTGGAAACATGATAGATTCAATGTACCACCTTACATCAAAACTTCAAAAAGAATACATTAAAGGAGAATAGTTATGTTTAATTTAAGAGAATACGGCTTTATAATGGCTGCAATTCACAATACACAAATAAAAGGTTCTGATGCGTTTTTTGTTGCCTCTATAATTCAAAAAATAGAAAGACAAATAGAAAAAGAAAATAAGAAAATACAAAAACAAGACGCAAACAATAATAAATAATTCCATAAATTATATTTATTGTATATAATATTAATTATTGGCCTGAAAAGGAAGTGGGCTCACCAAGAGTAACCAACCATAATTGGAGATATAATGCATGCCTAATTGGAAAAAAGTGCTGGTCAGTGGATCAGCCATAGAGGTAAGACACGTAACAGCCTCAGGAAATATAAGTTCAAATGGAGATATAACAGGAGTTGAATTTAAACTTGCTAATGGCGCCTTTTCAGTAGATACTTCTGGAGATATTACTACATCTAATGATCTTACTGCAGGAAATTCACCAGCAAATGATACCCATCAACTTATAGGTAAAACAACCCTCAATGGTCACGTAACATCTTCAGCAGGATCTAATATATCTGCCTCGGCAACAAGCACAATAACGGCCGGGATTGGAGCCTTTGTAGAATTACACGGAGTTGGTACAGAAACTAGTCTAGAGGTTGATGGACCAATAACAGGATCAGCATTCCAAGGAACAAAGCACATTTTAAAAGCGGCATCATTCTATATTAATGATGACCCAATGATTCAAAATTCATTATACTTTGGTGGAAATTTAGGACACCAAAACTCAAATTGGAACGACCCTCAAGCAGTTGGAGGAGCTATTTCTAGTACAGCCAACTTTGATATAGCTGAAGATGATATGAACTGGGGTTATATATTACCTTTTGATATATCTGGTGTTGAGGTACAATGTTCTTTAAGACCAGCTGGAGGTGGTGGAGTAACAGGTGATGATTTTTCACTGGCAATTTATACAGCAAACAGATCAAATGATAGTAATACAAATATTACGTTAACTAAAGTAGCTCATCAATCAGATACATTTAATAACGCCAATTATGCTACAAATGATTTAACTTATACTGGAAATTTAGATAAAGGATCTATGATATTTGTTGGTGTAGGATCTGAAACATCAGGTACCCCTGCAAAAAACGCAAGAGGATTAATGAATATAATAATAGTGGCGAGGTAAAATGGCAGATATAAAAACAATAACGGAAACAATAGCTTCTGGTTCATATGACACTGAAGAAAATTTTCTTAGAAATGATGAAATTCCAGAGGTTTTAACAATAAAACTTTTAAAAGAAAAAATAGATGAACTAGTTGCAGAAGTTAATACTCTTAAAGGAGACTAATGACTTATTTAACCAGAACATTAACGTTTAATACATCTAAAATATATTATACAGATGCATCTTTTGGAGGAGAATTTGAAGTAATGATGGATTGGGAAGATTCTCTAATGTCAGCTTCAGCAGCATATGTTTGCGAAAACGGAGGAGATATATTAGAAATAGGATATGGAATGGGAATCTCTGCAGGATATATTCAATCCCATTCTATTTCAAGTCACACCATAATAGAAAATCATCCTAATATAATACCTAAAGCTTTATCATGGGCTTCAGGTAGATCAAATGTAAATATTATAACTGGTAGCTGGTATGATGTTAAAGATTCTTTATCAACCTATGACGGTATATTTTATGATACTTTTGGAGACCAAAACATGAAAAATTTTAGTTCATCCTTAAGCAACCTTGTAAACTCAGGAGCTAAAACAACCTGGTGGAATAATAATATTACAGAAACTAATTATTATAATATACCTAACGTTAATTATCAGGCAATAACCGTAGATCCACCAAGCAATAGTTATTTTAATAATACAGTCTATTATTTACCGAAAAAGGAATTTTAAATGCCAACACAAAATGCAGCTGCTTTCGGAATTATTACAGGAACCTCACAAACTACTCAAGAAGAAGCAAGAGATGCAACTTCAGGTACAGCAAATAACGCACCGTCAGGAAACGTAGTCGCCATGCAATATTTTCAATCTGCAGGTAGAGGCGGTGGTACATTTAGATACATTAGAACCTTTATTAAATTTGACACGTCTAGTATTACCACTGCTACTAATGTTGTACTAAACGTACAGAAAGCAGCATCAGGAGATGCAGACAACGTTTTTGTTGTAAAATCAAATGCTTTTACTGGCGAAGACGGTGTTCTTGCCAATGATGATTTTAATAATCTTTCTTTTGGAGCAGCAAACCTATATTCTCAAGCAGCAACAGGAACGGAATGGTTATATGGATCTGGAACCAATGATGTAGCATTAAATTCAGACGCAGCATCGGATATTAATAATAACAGCACCTTTACAATAGCCTTAATTGCAGGACTTGATTTTAACGATCAAGGTTTATCAGAAGATGGAGACGTTACTAATGATGTTAATTTTAGCGGAATAATGCGAATAACCTATGATGAATCTCCGGCTGTTCCACCATACATTAAACTGGAAAACGGAAGATATAGGTTAACGGCTGGTAAATTAACAATAAAGCAGTAATAAATAGAATAAAACTTGATATTTATATATGGCACAAAATATAACAACATTTAAATGGAACACGGCAGATTTTGCGTGGAACGATAATCCATATACTTGGGATGATGTCCAGCTAATTCAAGAAATTGCTGATCAAATTGATGGTGGTGGATCTGGATCGGTTTCTACAGTAGTTGACAAATTACCTGAAGAGAAAAAGAAAAAACTAATACGTTTAATACTTAAGAGAAAAGGTATACAAATGTATGACAAACATAAAGAAGTAAAAGATATAGAAATAAAAGTAGAAGACGTTAAACTACTAATAAAGGAAATAAAAGCTAAAATATTAGCGGAGAATATAGATGTATAAATTATTTACTGATAAAACGGAACTATTTGAGTGTGATATTAATATTTCAGGAGCAAGCATGGCAAAAACATCTGCCAGGCTAATAGTTGAAACTCCAGAATTAAATTTACTTTTTAAAGGTAAAGTTGATTCTAACGGGAAATGTGTAGTACCAATAAAAAAATTAAGAGGGTTGATAGATGAATCTTCTAAGGGAAGTATTAAATTAGAGGTAATAGCCGAAGATACTTATTTTATTCCGTGGCAAAGCGACTTTGAAGTTCAACAATCAAAAAAAGTAACTGTTGAGGTAGTTAGTCAAAATCAATCTAAAAAAGAAACTATACAAGAATCTACTACTCCAAAAATTGTTGTTAGCGGAATAAAGGAAGATACAGTAACCTTATCAGAAAAACAACATGTAATAAACATATTAAAATTGCTTATAAAGGAAGATATAAACTTAAACAATCTTTCCGTAAAGAAAAATAAGCTAAATAAAATAGTAGCAGAATATGTTAGTACTAATCCTATAAATGAAGCAGGAAACGTTATTAATAATGTTGTAAAAGTACTTTCAAAAAGAAAATAAGGGTTATATAAATGGCTGGATCAGACAACTTTACAGGCCAAAATATTCAAGATACTTATCAACGAGTATTGCAATTATCATCTAGTGGTCAATTAGCGGACGGAACAGGATCTCTTGTTGAACTACTAGACGTCACAGCGTCTTTTGCTGTGTCTGCTTCCCATGAAATAACATTTGAAACGTCTTCATCTTACGCACAAACCGCATCGGCCGCTGAAAACAACTTTAATATTGCAAGCAATCTATATTTTGATTCCACAACACCTCAGTTATTTGTTGATGGAGATTCAATGGTGGTTTTCCAGTCTGCATTCAATCAAATTATAGTACCAAATTTAAGAACGGGAGAAAATCAAGGAATAAAATTTGGTACTGACAGTGATTATACAATAAAACACACTGATAATGTAAAAATGGCTATATTGGAAGATACAACTACGAGACATACTTTTGGCGTGGGAGGTCATCTATCAGCATCTGCAGGGGTTAACATTCATCTAGGCCCCGGATCACAAGACGGAGGAGAGTTTAGAGGACAGTCTGCAAATATAACTCGAATTACCTCAAGCATAATTAGTGCCAGCTCCCACATACATACCTCCACATTAAAAGGAAGCGGTGATACGGTATCTTTAAATGTGCTAGGGTCCATATCAGCCTCAGGAAATATAAGCTCAAGCGGAACTGGTACAAATACATTTTTAGGTGATATAAGTTCAAATGGTAATGTAATAACTTCAAAAACAGGACTACCAGGTAATCAGTATATAAACTATAGTCTTGATGGAATAGAAATCAATGTTGATGATGCAAATGCTATAAAAATAGACAACGATTCAGGAACAGTAGCAATAGGAACATCCAATATCCCTTCAAATACAAGACTGCTTGTAGAAGGTGACACAACTATTAACGGTCATCTAAGTGCAAGTGGAGATTTAAAAGCAAATAATTTAACAATTGTAGGTGATATTACTTCTGTAGGAGACGACGTCACTATGGCAGATGATTTAAGTCTAACAAGTGGAGCTGCAAGAATAATGTTCACAGGAGCAAATGGTGGACAAACTGAAGGAGTACTCTATCAAGACTCTAGTGCGGGTATTAGATACGGACTTCTATTCCCAGGGTCAGATGTTGTAGCATTAGCTAATAGAGCTGAAGATGGCGTAGTTCAAATTAGAGCAAATGATGGAACTGCTGGCTCTAGTGGAGAACACATAGTTGCTACATTTGATGATGAAAAAGTAAACATTGGAAATGCAATATATTTAGCATCCGGATCAGGCCACATAACAGCTTCAGGAGACATAAGTGCAAGTGGAACTATAACAGGAAGTAAAGGACATTTTGGTTCTATAACATTAGGTAGTAGATTAAATGCAAATCAAATTGGATCGAATGGTAACGTCGGTAATAGTGAATATGGTACTTTAGATGGAATTGATATTACTCAAACAATACAAACTCAATTTGATGGTATAGCAAATAAAACAGGTTCATATGCAATAACAGGAAGTGATGTATTATTTGGTAATATAACAACATCAGGTACTATAAGTGCAAGTGGAAATATATATGGATCAAGTATAATTGGTGCACCCATCCAATTAGTAACGCATGCATGGTATTCAAACACAACCTCTGATCAAGGACTAGATAACCTAATTAATGGCAACTCTAACTTTGGATGGGCAGACAGGGCTTGGAATGATAGTGTCACAAAGTCAGAAATAGCTGGAGGATCCTTTGCAAATAGCTATGACATTCAAAAAGGTGTTCCTGTTATGCACAACGTAACAGACATTGAACTTATTGGTAATCTTAGGCCTTCAACGGCTCCTTCTGGTTCTAATGATGGTTCAGGCGATCCATATACTGCAGGAGATACATCAAATACAGGAGACACAAATCCTGGCAATCAACTAAATTATTGGCTTTATGCGGGAGATTCTCCTGAAGGAGATGGAATCCAAAACCTAAGATTTTTAGCTAGTGGTTCTTCTAATGGTAAAGCTGGAATACTTAAAAGGGCCCACCATAATACTATATACATAACGGGTAGTACTGGACTTACCATGGATAAGGGTGAAATGCTTTATGTATTTGCACAAACAACCCAACAAGCGACAGGAAACGTAAGGGGTAATTATACCGTAACGGCAAAGATAAGGGAGTAATAGATGTCAGACATAAAATCATCGAATGAAGAGTTTGAATTATCTGGTTCATTATCACAAGTAAAAGAAGATATTGAATCATCAGAAAACATATATGAAATGCAAGAAACTATAAAATTTATTGTTAAAAAAATAGATGAAATTATAGTAGAGGTAAACAAGTTAAAAAACCAGTAATAGCTTAACAATAATATGCCAATCCAAACTCAAATAATAAGACCAACAGCTATAACGTCAATTACAGGATGGAGCATTGGCCAACTTGCTTCATTTTTAGGTAGAATAGGCGATGGGGATGACTCAACCGTTGTACTCCAAACAAGCAATACTTGTGCAGCTGCCGGAATAGAATTTGAAAATCTTGGTCCTTTGCAGCAAAATGCAACTATAAATTCAATAAAATTGGTATACAGGTGTCAAAAGCTTAAAGGCGATATTAAAATAGAATCTGTCATATCTGATGATTTAGGCAGCTATAGTTCTATTTCTATTACAGTCGATAACCTAGTTTTAGGAGATGTAGAACTACCTGAATTAACGGTTGATTCTAGCGGAGCTGCGTTAACAACTACCAACATAGACGGTCTCAGCTTAGAATTTGATGTACATCCACTTAGCGGTCCACCCGGAGAAGCCTTTAGATTAACTTTAGCAGATATATTTTTTATTGTATCAATAGAAACTCCTGCAGGTCCTAGAACCATAACACTAAACTCTGGAACAATAACATTAGATAGTGGTAAAATAACAGTAGAATAATGATATTTATATAAAATGATTAAACTAGTAGACATATTAAACGAAGGCATATACGATCCAGGTATATTCAAAGCGGTATTTACTGCAGGTGGCCCTGGTAGTGGTAAATCATATGCAGCGTCAAGTCTATTTGGTATGCCTGAAAAAATGCCTTTTGTTTCTGCTCAAGGGTTGAAATCTGTAAACAGCGATAAGTATTTTGAAACATATTTACAGATGAAAGGATTAAGCCAAGACATAGCTAAATTAAAACCATCAGAATATTCTCAAGCCATGCAACTAAGGCAAAAAAGTAAAAAGGTTAGAGATGCTGCATTAAAAAATTATATAAATGGACGGCTAGGTTTACTCATAGATGGAACAGGTAAAAATTATCCTAATATAGCTAAGCAGAAAAAAAGATTACAGGCTGTAGGTTATGACTGCTTTATGATATTTGTCAACACTGACCTAGACGTTGCTCTTGAAAGAAACCAAGAAAGAGAAAGAAAACTTCCAACAGAATTAGTAAAATCTTCTTGGCAGGCAGTACAAAATAACCTAGGTAAATTCCAAAGTTTATTTGGTTCAAGCAATATGCTAGTTGTAGATAATTCAGAAAAAAAAGATTTTGCAGATATTATAAAATCAAAGGCAAGAGAATTTGTAACAAGACCCGTACAAAATCACATAGCCAAACAGTGGATTAAAAAAGAATTAGAGCTTAGGAAATCAAAATGAGTTTAGGAAAATATTTATCAGATAAAATTTTACTTGAGGAAACAAATATTAAAACTATTGTTGCAATATATCCTGGAAGATTTCAACCTATGGGAGCTCACCACGCAAAAACATTTAAGTGGCTCCAGTCAAAGTTTAAAGACTCTTATGTTGGAACAAGCGATAAAATAAATTTACCAAAATCACCATTTTCATTTGCTGAAAAAAGAAAAATAATAAATTCCCACGGAATAAAAAACGTTGTAAAAGTAAAAAACCCATATAAGGCAGAAGAAATATTAAAAAAATATGACCCTAAAACTACAGCAGCAGTATTTATGGTAGGTTCAAAAGACGCAGGAAGACTTAAGGGTAAGTTTTTTCAAGATTGGAAAGGCAAGGCTGAGATTGGATATAAAGAAGGAGCATATCTCATAATTGCTCCTCATGTTTCAATGAATGTACCAGGATATGGAGAAATGAGCGGCACGGCAATTAGAAAAGCTTTGGGAGATAAAGAATTAAACAAGGTTGAAAAGTTAAAGGTTTTTAAGGGAATATTTGGCCACACAAAAAATTATGACCTTATAGTAAATAAGCTAGAAAAATTAAATGAAACCATTGAAGACTTTTGCCAAAACAGTAATATATTAGATATAATAAGTGAAGCTTCAAAAACAGCCCCAGGGTCAGCTGATGTTGATGACGGACCAAGATATTTTTATGGTACTCAAAAAGCATATCGAACAAGTAATAAAGCCTTAGCTGAAAAAATGGGAATGGAGGTTATAGATTATATTGCTGGAGAAAATGAATTTTTTCAACACGATACAGCGTTTAAGAAAGACTTTACTGGAGGACCAACCGCAGCAGTTTCATATTTTCCTGTTGGTGTACCGGGTACAGGAGCAAAAGATGTTGTTGCTGGAACAAACTACCTTCAAGATAAAAGAGGAAGAGACGCTTATACTAGATGGAGTAGTTGGTCAAAATATATAGCTCAATCTGCTGGATATGAATTTTTGAACTTTCTAGGTGCTGAAATATCATCTACACAATCTAAAAAAGAACCTATAAAAATAGACAAAGAAGAAAAAAAGCTACAAAAAATGTTGAGCAAACAGAAAAAAACCAATATACACTTTCAAGAGCCAACCGTTATTAAACCTACATCTATCCATACTGTTAAAGAAAGTTTAGGTGAATGGCTAGCTAATCAAATATTATTAGTTGAAGGTGGAGCATATGGTCACATGTCCCATCCATTCGATGATAGAGCTTTAACATTTGGAGACTTTAAAAATATAATTAACCTTGCTCTTCAAGGAAATCTTGATTTAGAAAAAGCAGCAACAGAAAAAACTGATGGCCAAAATTTATTTATTAGTTGGAATGGCAAAATGCTAGCTGCTAGAAATACTGGAGACCTTAAGCGTGGTGGAATGGACTATAAAGCCGTTGCTGCAAAATTTAAAGGTAGAGGCAATATAGAAAAAGCATTTACTTTTGCAATGAAAGATCTAGCAAAAGCAATTGGAGGTCTTAATGCTAAACAACAAGAAAAAATATTTAATGGCGGTAATAACTGGGTAAATATGGAAATAATGTTTCCTGCCTCTGCCAATGTGATTACGTATGATGCACCATACCTACAGTTTCATAATGTATTACAATATAAAGATGGCAAAGCCATAGGGTCAGTTCAAGACGGAGCAAGAATTCTTGCAGGAATGATTGCACAAATAAATCAAAGCGTTCAAAAAAACTTTTCTATAATTGGACCTAAGATTCTGAAGATGAAACCTCACCAAGACTACTCAGCAAAAAAACCTTATTTCACTGAAAAACTTAAAAAACTTATGAAAAAGTTTAATATGAAAGACACATCAACATTTGCTGAATATCATCAAGCTTGGTGGGAAAACTTTGTTGATAAAAAAATGAAAGGTGTTGATAATACAATTAAAATGGGATTGGTTAAACGTTGGGCATTCTTTGATAAGTCATTTAGATTAGACAAGAAAACTATACCTAGTGAAGACCTACTTAAAAAAGCAAAAGAATTTGATAAAATAAAACATGCAGACCAAGTAAAAAATAATATGCTTCCTTTTGAAACATTATTTTTTGAATTAGGCGCTGAAGTACTTAAAAATGTGGAAGGATTCTTAGCAGCTAATCCAGATAAAGCAATTCAAAATGTTAGAAAACAGGTAGCAAAAGCTATTAATGATGTTAGAAAAGGTGGAGACCTTAAAAAATTAAATAGAATGACTCAACAATTGCAAAAAATTGCAGCTATCGGAGGATTTAAAACTATAATTCCAAGTGAAGGATTGGTTTTTATATACAAAGGAAACACATATAAATTAACAGGTGCATTTGCCCCAGTAAATCAAATTGCTGGTATGATGACTTTCTAAAGGAGAAAAAGGTTATGAAAAAATATATTCCAGAACATAAAGTTCAAAGAATGAGAAATTTAGTTACAAAACAGTTTGGAAGTAAAACCAAAATACAGGTAGGTTATGGTAAAAGTTTAGGTGATCACGTTGAAGGAGAAGTTTGGGAAGAAAAAGGCAAAAAGTGGACAATAAAGAACGGAATTACCCAAACCCTTACTAAATTAGACAAGGCCAGAAATTCAGCAATAATGCCTTTATTTTGCCCAAAGTGTAAGAAAAAACATATGAGAGGTCAAATGGATAAACTATTTTGGAAATTGTATGGCGAGTGCTCTAATTGTAGAATAAGTTATGAAACTAAATTAAAAATTGGTGGAAACTATATAGAATATGCAAATAAAATAAGATCTGAAAACGCAAAAGATTGGATGGAAGATTTAACTAAGGTTGCACAAGATTTTATTTCAGAAACAAATAGAAAAGGTTATATTACTGAAACAGGAAAAATAGAAGATTGGTCAAGTCAAAATAAAGACGAAATCAAAACAATAGTAGACGAAAACGTTGAAAATATAAAGAGTCAAATAACTTCTCATTTGGAAAAGTTGAATAACAAAGACTAATACTATATTTATTGTAGTATAATAAGAACAATTTACTGGGATTAAACTATGAATATAAAACAATTTAAAAAAATACTAAGCGAGGAAATAGAATCTGTTTTATCTGAAGCTTCAATAACAAAAAGGTTTCAAAAAGCTGTTGAAGCTCTTCAATCAATACAATTAAAGCAGCAAGAACTTAGAAAAAAGTTTGTTGCTGAAAAGGATCCTAAAAAGAAAGAAACTTTTAAAAAATCTTTAATAAGCCTTCATAAGAAAGTAGAGCAAGCAGAAAAAGATTTTAATAAAGCGGTTACTAGTGAACCAATAGATGATTTAACGGAAAAAAGTCAAGGCCTTTGGGCAAATATACATGCCAAAAGAAAAAGAGGCGAAAAACCAGCTAAAAAAGGAAGTAAAGCCCATAAAAAAGCAGTTAAGGCAGCTAGGTCAATAAACAAAGAATCTGTAAATGAAGATGTATTTAAGTCTTTTCTTGGTGATGACCCAACATTTAAGCTTTATACAGCAACAAACACAGACAATAGAAAATCTGTAAAGGCTAGAAAAACAGATAAAACATGGGATGATGGTGTTCCTGTTCTTAAATACATTGCAAGAGCTTCTAAAAAAGATTCGCCATTACCAAAGGGCAAATTTAAGATTATAGAAGACAACAAACATGGTTGGTGGTACTATCAAGTTGGAAATACTTGGTATGGTATTCAACAAAAAGATTATGGTACACCTCCATTTGAATACTAAATAAGGAGAAAAAGTTATGAGTATATTAACAAAGTTATTTTCAGGCGGTGCAGCTGATTTGGTAAAGGGTGTTGGTGGAGTAATAGACAACCTACATACATCTAAAGAAGAAAAGTTAGCAGCTGAACAAAAAATAAAAGAATTAGTTTCTGACTACGAAACTAAAATGGAAGCTAACATAACAGACAGATGGAAATCAGATATGAATTCTGATTCTTGGTTATCCAAAAATGTAAGACCAATGGTTCTTATATTTCTAGTTGTATGTACGGTATTAATGATATTTA